TGCTTGATTTTCAAGCAATACAGGGCTCTTTTTATTTTTAAAATCAATAGATTTTCAAAACTTGTATTGCCTTATATTGCCCTATATTGCCCTCTTGTGTGCAACACCCTGTGCAACACCCTAATAAAAAACTACCATGACTTATGGTAGTTTAGAAATTTTACTGTTTGCTGTTGACTGATTTAATATCTTAGCTACATCGAGTATATCGCTTTCGTCAAGATTTGTATAAATGTTGGCTGTAAGAGATATATCAGAGTGCCCCATGAGTTTTTGAGCCATTCTGATGTCAATTCCCTTTCGTGCGAGATTAGTACAATATGTATGTCTAAAGCAGTATGGCACGAGATCAGGAGCAACTGGGAAAGGCGGTATGAGCTGATTGCGATACATCTTGCATCCCATAGCGATATTTAGTCGTCTTTTAAAGGATGTCCATACACGATTACGATTTTCGTACTTTATAGCAGTTCCGGAACTGTAGCATGCGATGTATTCAAAAGGTGGCGTATGCTTTATCAATTCATATAAATCATATGGGATTGGAACTGTTCTATCAGCATTGACCGATTTCGTTCCGCGAATATGCAGCAAAGGAATATCGCCTTTAAGCAATATATCCATACCTTTACACTCTGCAGCCTCGGACGGACGGCATCCGCAATCAAGCATTAAGAGATATAAATAATATCGTCTATCAGTTTTAGCCACTTCTCTGATATAACGCTCTTCTACTTCCGTAATTGCTCGGCGATATGTTTTTGTGCCTTGCGGCTTAACTATATACTTTGCTGGGTTATCGACGATGAGATGATTTTCTACAGCTTTAGAAAATATAAAATTCAGAGCTTGATAAACTCCGTTAATTTGTGCTTTAGATTTTCCAGATTGCAAATTTAAGACATTTTGACAATGAAGAGGCTTAACTGTTTTAAGCTGCATTTTGCCAATGTGCGCAAGTATGCAAGACTTTACTTTGCTTATATATTTTCTTTGAGTTAAGTCGGATTGCCTTGTTTTATATACAGCAATAGCTTGCTTTGTCCAATCTTCCACGGTAGTTGATCCAGCAAGAATTACTTTGCCCTCCTCAATGTCGCGAACTTTATTTGTATATTTTTGAATCAACTCAAATTCCGAATCGGCACGAACCACATATCGCACGCCATCTATTTTAAAGTATTTTACAAACTTATATTTTTTTGGCATACGCACCTCCAGGCTAGTAAAGAAAACAAAATGAAAAAAATCCCGTATGTATACGAGATTTTTTTAGATATTCTATAATGCCCTATAGGCAAGATTTTGGAATTACTTCCGTTAAATTATTTTATCTTAAATCTCGAATAATGTCAAATCGTTTTTCTATTTTATTATGATTTGTTTTGATAATTTATCGGTTAGCTTGTCCATGGTTGAATCTGACAGCTTTATACCATATAGATAATCTGTGGATTTCTTGGGAACATAAATTCGCTGCTTACTTACAGTAGTTACTTGATTCATTATCGCCATAGTTCCTGTTTTCAATTTATTAATTTCTTTTTTATAGACTTTTAACAAATTCATAGTAGCTTCTGCAGCATCAAGCTTTGATTCTAAATCTGCAATGATGGCAGATTTTCTCTCATCCATATCGGAATCATGAGGAATCAATTTTAATATTGCTTTAAATTCACCAATTTGACTAGTAGCAGAGTCATTCAATTTATTATACTGAGTAATAGCTTTGTTATATAATTCTTGCCCTAAGTCTAAATTTGATTTATGAATGGTTTTACCATTAGTTGAGGAAAGAGGGATAACTGTTATGACATCAGCTGCACGAGAGTTCTTATTATCAATAACTACTGCATAATGAAGACCACCCAATTCTTTTCCTATACGAAATCCAAAATTCACACGTATGACATCACCACGAGAATACCGGATAAGTCTTGACGGATTAAAATCATCTTCCTTTTCTATGTAATCTGCAAATGATTTAATCCAATAAGAAACAAGATCGGCTTTTTTGTTGTATGATTTATCGGTTGAGTCTGCATATTTTTCTAACAAATCATTGAGGCGAGTCATAGCCTCATCGATATTATTTTTAATATCAGTAATCGATTTATTCTTACTCAATCTTATAGCGCCTCCTTAACAACATTTTTATCAGTTGTTTTTACGATTTTTTAAAATTGAAACTAAAGCGAGCGCTGCACAAATTAAGCACCAAATAGACCAAATAATTAAATCAGTATAGCTTCCTGCATTTGTTAGCCCCATCACGGCAGCTAAACCAAAGATCACAATAAGTGCAATATTGCCGCCTTTTCCAACCTTATTTCTAACCGCAATAGAAACGATTCCACCAGCGAGCATCAATATTGCAACTAAAAGTCCCGCAGAACCGCTCACTTCGTTGTTATCAGCCAAAGCATTACCAAGTCCTGCCATACCAGACTGAAAAGCAACAAATACGCTTAGGATGATTGACAAAATACCTGATACTAATTTCCATGTTTTCATTTTTTACTTCCTTTCTTAATAAAAAACATACGAATTAAGATTTATTACATAAAACAATCCTATTAGATTGCTAAACGAATAACAAAGTTCACGAGCCTATTTCATATTGTGGAACACACCAACACATTCACCTAAAATCGTTACCTCCGAAGCATCAACAACCATCGGCTCAAATTCAGAGTTACAAGGATTTAATATTATTGTATCATCTTTCCAAAATACTTTTTTAAAGTAGCCTCACACTCAGAATTTAGTAACACGGCGTATACTGTGTTGTTTTTATAGTCATAAGTCTTTTTTATAAAAGCGATGTCGTTATTAGAGATGCAAGCATCAATCATACTATCACCACGTACGCGAACACAGAAATCTGCCTTGATAGATTGGTCAACGAAAAAATATCCCTCAAAATTCTCTTCACAGAAAATGCCGTTTCCAGCACAGATATCGCCCAACATCGGAATCGGGCGAGCTGCAGGAAATGAAATGTTGGTTATATTTGTCAAATCATCTTCATTTTGATTTAATCTAACTAACTGACTACCATCGGTCATTCGAATTAAATCATCTGCCGACATAGACATTACTTTAGCAGCCTTTTTAAATGTATCAATAGAGGGTAGTAACTGCTTAGAACTTTTAGGATTTTTATTTTTCTCTAACATCGAGATATAACCTTTACTTAAACCAGCTTTTGCAGCGAAGGTTTCCATTGTCATGTTGTTTTCTTCTCGAAACTGCTTTATTATTTCACCTAAAAACATAAAATCACCTCTTGTTTAATATAATAACCTTTTTGCGAAAAACAAGCAAGGAAAAAGTTTAATAAAATAAACAAAACCTATTGACAATAAAAGTTTAATATATTAAACTCAAGAAAACGGAGGGAATAAAAATGAAAAACACTATTAAAAAAGAAAGAGAAAATCTTGGAATGACACAAGCTGAGCTTGCTAAAAAGTCGGGAGTTGCACGAACAATCGTATCTGGGTTGGAGAGTGGCAGAATCAAAGTTACTACTACTGATACGATTGAAAAAATAGCATGTGCTCTCAATAAAAAAACTACAGATGTATTTTTTTAATTTAAAAGTTTAATATATTAAACGACAAACAAGAAAGGAGAAAGAAAATGAAAGATTGGGAAACACCACATTTCACCGAAATGCCCAGTGGACTAATCATTGAAGAAGACCAAATAAAAAAAGCTGAGCATGCTATTAGCTTAGCTTTGAAAATGGTTTTAGAAGATGAAGCCCAAACATATGAAGTAATTCAATATGTCTTAGATAAATATATCGAAAGGCTGAAATCAAAGAAAGTTAGCATATTGTGATTGCGTAACAATAACGGAAAGGAACATAAAATAAAAGATTGGCTCGCATCATATTTCATAGGTTTCGTCCTCACATTCTTGATTATAACCCTAATAGAACTAAAGGGATAAGCAGAATTATATCACAACAACAGAAAGGAGTCGCAAATGACTAAGACACAAATCAAAAAAGATCTGCTGCAAGGAAATGGCGGCTCGATATTGATAAGTATTGCAGCAGTAGCAAGACTAACAAAGATGAGCCGTGATCGTGCAAGCATTTTACTAAAAGATTTGCAATACGATCCACGCGGTAAGGCAAAGATGTACTACGTAGACGACGTGGCAGAAGTCTTTGCGGGGAGGAGAACTTTATAAAGATGATAATAGAAGATAAGAACTTGATATCAGCGGTTATACCCCGAGGAACTGAAAAGGCATGTGTAATGAAGGTTATAAAAACTACAGCTTTGTTAGGTGCAGGAACACCCAAAGACCCATTGAGATACTTATATCAATACTGGGACTTTGAAGGAAAACTATTGGCACAACATGATAGTTGCAATAGCAACGTTCGAAAAGAGGGATAAAGATATGCGAATAAAAAAGATAATGACAGCTATTGCAGGAATAATGATAGTGCTTGGACTTAATGCAATAGCAACAGCAATAGACAATCCGGAAGTCTATACAAAGCCTTTGCCCGATCCGGTACCAGTATCACGACTTGAAACAAACAATCACATAGACAAGATGGCCAAAAGGTATGGATTAGATTCGAGGATTATAAAAGCACTAATTGAAGAGGAGAGCGGATGGGTTGCATCAGCTGAGGGCGATAATGGACAAAGTGTTGGACTCATGCAAATCCAGGAGCGTTGGCACAAAGACAGAATGAAGAGGCTCGGAGTAAACGACTTGTATGATTCAGAGCAGAACATCACAGTAGGCTGTGACATACTGTCGGAACTACTAAACAAGTACGGAAACTATGAGGATGCATTAAGCGTTTACAACTCAGGAAATGTCTACGATGGAAAGCAATATGCGGAGCGCATATTAAACTCAGCAAAATAAGGGGGGGAACAATGATAAAGACAGCAATTATAGAAAGTGTGCCGGATGGTAACACGAGAAATTCTATGAATAAAAGAGAAATCGCAATGATGATAAGAAGGTTGCGACTAAAACACGGAGTGATAAATTTTGAAATGGTGCTTCAAGACGGAAGAAAAATAAAGAGCCGATGAATCAGCTCTTTAGAATTAATCTTCAACTGCGAAGACATCATCGTATCCGACACCACACTCGGGGTCCTTTTTAGACCAGGCTTCAAAGAAAATGGATGCAGGGATAATGTCGTCAGGGTTGGACGTATCCTTTTCTAAAAAGGAAAGTTCAACAAAGTCCATGCCATCATCTTTCATATCCTTTACAACTGAGAACAAATCATTAACTTTCACAATCATAATAAACTCCTTTCGATATGAATTATTACTTACAGAATTAGTATATCACAAGGAAATAAGAATTTTATATAAATGAATAAAAGATGCAATGAATTTGATTGCCCTGCTTGTGGCAATGAAAATCCGAGAGAAATGAGACAGTGTCCAAAACTAAAAGGGGAAGCGGTTTGTGTACACTGCTGCGAGAACTGTGACACATATGATACGGAAACATTCAGATGCACATGGCATACGGTTAATAGAACTATCGTCATTGATGAAGAGGTTAAGCGACTACGCAATAAAATCACATTTTTAGAAAAAGAGGTTAAAAAGCAATATAGGAGCAATCAGCCTAAAAGGGGGAACATGTTGCTCAACGAAGAGAAAAGCTGCATTTCGCAGCTCAAAAGATTAGAGAGATTAAGAGAACAGGGTTTTAAGTACATATAATTTTAACATTGACAAGAAAGGAAAGAGAAATGAACAAAGAACTTATTAACAGTGCAATTGCAAAGATCACTGAAGAGGCACTATCAATAAAAGATGCATTTTCGCAGATGATCGAGGAACACTTGACTGACATCTGCAATACAGATGCAGTAGCAACAAAGCTTTTAGCTGAAAACAAATCGCTAAAGGCTTTTTGTGAGGATATGTGGAAAGAAGCAAGAAGCAAATCTACAAAATGTGCAGCAGGAAGCGGTGCGCACATATCAGACAAAGAGTGTTTTGAAAAAGCTGAAGCTTACTATGAAATCACTGAAGAGGACAAGAGAACAAAGAACACAACGAATGTCGTTGATATCACAGAGTTACTCTGAAGGAGGATGTCATGGACTTTGTTAAAGAGAAACAAAAATTGCCATATAGCATCAAGTGGCCAACCAAACTAAAACAATACCTGAATGATGAAATAAACTACCCAATTATTTACAACAGGTTTAAGAAAGAAGCACACTGCCTAAGCTGTGGCAAAGATTATAAGTACTTAAATAGATATCGTGCAGATGATTATGAAATCTGTCCTTGCTGTGGGAAACGCAGAGCAACATGGCCACATACACGCAATATGATTGTTGATAGAACACTAATCTTTGCGACACATACAGATAATGACATTAGAATAGCGGTGGCATCTGTATTTTATAAATATGTTTCAGAAGAATGGAACCATATCAAAGATATAAAGGCGGAGATAAGCATAGATGAAGTTTTATATTTCTCTCGGGATAAGCAAGAAGCCTGGTATCAAAATTGGTGGAATAGAAGTCCAAAGGAACAATTTAGAAAAGATACTGGAAAAGGAATAAGAACTTTCATTCCTGCAGAATTAAGAAGATATCAATGTTCAATGCATGCAAGTGTACAAGATGCTTTGTCTAATGGATTCCTCAAGTACGCAAATATAAAAATCTATGATGCATACGATGAAAGTCATCTGATGAAACTTATATATGTATACAGCAAATATCCACAAGCAGAATATCTCAAGAAACTAGGATATGAGGGAATAATAAAAGACCGAATCTATAATCAAGCAAATCATATCAAAGTTAATTGGAGAGGGGATAGCTTGGAGAAGATGCTAGGCATCACAAAGACAGAAATCGGCAAGCTAAACCAATGGGGATATAAGAGCACAGAAGACATAGGAACTTACAAATTCTTGAGAAAATATCAAGCGAAGGTATCGAAGAAAAACATGGACATATTTTATTCAGTATTTTCGTGTGTAGGTAACTATCTAAGCGACTTCAAAAAGGAAGAAAATCCAATGAAGATAAGTGAATATATCTTCAAGCAGAAGAAGCTGGTCAAGCATCGATTTATTCTATATGACTATAAAGATTATTTAAGCCAACTGAAAAAGCTAGGATATCCGTTGGAAGAATATTATTTATATCCTAAAAACTTAGAAGTTGCCCACGCGAAGCTGACGAATGAAATGAATAGAAGACGAGATGAGGAAAAACGGAAGCGAATAGAACTTCAGGAGAAGGGGTACAGGGAAATACTAAAGAAAATAAATAAGCTTACATACTCAAGCGAAAACCTTGTCATAAGACCAGTTAATAGCATAGAAGAATTAAATATTGAAGGAATGAAGATGCATCACTGCGTTGCCACATATGGAAACAAGGTAGTAGCTGAAAAATGCTACATATTCACAGTAAGAAGTATAAATGAACCTGATGAGCCGCTTGCGACATTGGAACTAAGTCAAGATAAGAAAAGAATAATACAGCTCAGAGGCAAGCATAACGCGGTTGTGTCAGATGACATAGAAGCGTTTTGTAATTATTGGTTAAAACACATAGTCAATTCAAAAGAAAAGAGAAAGAAGGCTTCATAATGAACATAGTGGAAACAGAATACAAAGAAATCACAAGCATACAAGACCGAGAGACAGAGCAGTTAACTATAGAGGTTAACACTATATATCAGCAGATGGAAGCAATCGGCAATATAGGACTACAACTTGCTGCATCGGCAGGAGAAAGGCTTATAGAAATAAAAGGCAGATTAGTACATGGTGAGTTCGAATCGTGGTGCAAGGATAATCTTACATTCAGCAAAAGAAAGGCCGAAAACATGATGCGTTGGTCACAAAAATGCAAGGATGAAAATAGTATTTTTTCAAAAACGCAAACGTTTACGGATTTGGGAATTTCAAAGGTTTGGGCACTTTTAGCCGCTCCGGAGGATGTGGCCGAAGAGGTCATAAAAGAGGGTGCCAGCGACATGTCAGTCAGAGAATTACAAGAAGAAATTTCCAGACTAAAACTCGAAAAGGAAAAGGTAGAAGGATTAGCAAGAGCAACGGAAGAAGAGCAGGCAAACCTGGAGGAAGAGATAGAAATTCTAAAAAGGCAGCTCGAAGAAGCCAGAAGAGAATCTGAAAGAAAAGCTGAAGAGGAAAACTCGCAAAGTACAGCTGAAGCAGAAGAGGAGATAGCGCAGCTCAAGGATGCGCTAGGAAAAGCAATAGAAAATCATGCAAAGATAAAAGAAAAGCTAAAGAAAGAAAAGGAAAACACAGATAAAAAAATTGAAGAAGCCATCAGTAAAGCCAAAGCAGAAGCTCAAAAGGAAGCTGAAGCAAAGACGAGCAAGTCGTTGGAGGACATCACAAAGAAGTATGAGGAATCGCAGAGTGTTATAAACAAACTTCAGACAGCACTGGCAAATAGTGAGAATAAAGCATTAGCTATATTCAAGGTTAAATCAGACCTATTACAAGAATCGTTCAATTCTTGCCTGGCTTCTATTGAGGATGTAGCTGCAGAGGATCAAGAAAAGAGCGACAAAATGAAAGCGGCACTTAGACAGATAATGTCAAATCAGATTGAGAACTTATAAGGAGAATAGACATGGCACTAAAAATAACAATAGTGATCTGCGCAACACTGGTTATACTTACGCTTATTAGCGAAAAGGGAAAAGGCGGTAAGTAATGAGGGATAAGAAAGAGGGAATCCGATGTGCTCTGTGTGGGGAGAAACTCAGTCATAATAGAGTAGCAATTGATGATAACTGGAGCGTATATCAAAAAGGCGAAAAGGTCTATGCAAGTAGAAAGACACCTAAGATGGTAACCGTTATCGGAACATCCGGACACAAGTTAGATAAAGAGGAGCTTGTGGGTATGCTTGAGAGATTCTTAAGAATGAAAAATATAAAGTTGGGAGAAAAAAATAACGATGGAAACGAAATGTAATAGCATCTATATCTCAGGACCAATCACAGGGCTTAAAGAGGAAGACGCAAAAGCTGCATTTGACAAAGCTGAAAAATTGCTTGAAGTAGAGTACGAAAGAGTCGTTAATCCTATGCGTTTCGAAGTAGCATATCAAAGCGCAAAGCTGACGTATGACGAAATGATGGACATAGATCTGAGATTGCTAAAAATGTGCAAGGCGATCTATATGCTGAAAAACTGGGAAGGCTCAAAAGGAGCATGTGTAGAAAGATTAACAGCGTTGCAGCTGGGGATGAAAATAATATACGAAGCTTAAAGGGGAGCAAGAGCTTCCCTTTAGGGCTATAAAGCACCACGAAAGGAACAAACAGAAATGAGAAACGAAATTGAAATGCTTGCAAAAGAAGAATTGGAATCCGCAAATGAAAGGTTCCCATTATTTCACGGTAGCCACGAAGGTTTCGCAGTGCTGCTCGAAGAAGCCGAGGAACTTGCGGAAGAGTCGGATGAAATAGAAAAGATAATGAACTCTTGGTGGATGTATTTAAGAAGAGATGAAAACATAGATATTCAAAAGAAAAGGGTCGACAAAATAAGAAGACATGCAGTCGATGCGGCTATGGAAGCAATACAAGTTATAGCAATGTGTGATAAGTTCAAAATGTCATTATAAAAAACTACATATATATATGTAGAAAAACATCGCGAGTGAAAGTCTCGCATTCGAGCTTGATAAGAGTATTAATAAAAGGGAATCGCTGACGAGGAAATTATGGCTGAGCAAAAAATCATAAGAGAAACATGTGTAGCAGGTCGCATGATAGATCACATAATAAAATTGCCTACAGGAAACCATAGAGGCAGACGTGGGAAAAGAGTTAATCCTAGTTCTGAAAAAGTACAAAAGAATAATGACAGAATCGCTGAGCGAAATCTTAGAAGATTGCTTGCTGCAAATTTTGGATATGGCAGCGGTCATTTTACATTAACCTATGGCGATACAGCACCGGGCAATGCTCAGGCAAAAAAAGACTTGGAATGCTTCTTGAAGAAGTTGAGGCGTGATTTACGCAAAGAAGACATTGAGCTAAAGTATATCGCTGTAACAGAATACGAAAACCATAGGATACATCATCATCTTGTTATAAACACAGTGAATGTAAAAGCTGCAAATGATTTGTGGTCAAAAGGATGGATAAAGATGTCTGCACTGGACAAGACAGGAAACTATTGCAGGCTTGCGAGCTATCTCATCAAAGAAACGCAGAAGACATTCAGAACCGAAGAGAGTGCACACAAGAGAAGATATTCGACTTCAAGAAATTTGGTTAAGCCGATAGTGAAGAGGGAATTTGTAAGTGGCGCTGAGCTATTTGATGATCCTAAGCCAATGCCTGGATATTACATCGACCAAGATAGCGTAAGAAGATACGAACACCCTTTCACAAAGGTTGAGCACTTAGAGTATGTCGAAATTGCATTAGACACACCGAGAAAGTATAAGGTTTGGCCAAGAGGCAAGAAAGTAAAGGCTGAGTCTCAAAGGACGATACGAAATGATCAACTCGATTTATTCGAGGAGTTTTAACATGCACAGAAAGGACGCGATATGAAAAGAGATTATCAGAGACAGAAAAACAATAAATATATTTTGCCTAATGCTGTATATCATACAACACTCTGGCAGATAAGAGACTATTTTCGCATGAAAGAGAATGCGCAGGATATTTTAGATGAATCACCCGCACCACCTGACGGGATGCCTCGGAGCGGAGATATAATAGATCAAGTCTATATAAAGGCGCAGCGAAGAGCTATATACATCGACAAGATTAAAGTGATTGACGATGCTATAAAAACGATTCCAGAAGAATACAGAAAAGGCATTTGGAACAACATCATCAGAGGAAATCGCTATCCTGCCGATGCAGAGCGAGCGACGTACGGTCATTACAAGTCAAAGTTCATACTCAAAGTTGCAGAAGGTTTAAAGCTTGTTTAAGGCAAATGCGACACACCGGGAGAAAAAATATATATTAATATGACAGTGTGAGGAAATGATAATTCACTCCTTTCTTAAGAAATTATATGCGCATAAGGCAGTCGGCAAAGGGCACGGCTGCCTTTTGCGTTATGGAGAATAGATGGCAAAAGCATGGGCTAAGGCGTTTTACAAATCAAAAGCATGGGCAGAGGCAAGAGAAGCAGCACTAATAAGAGATGGTGGCATGTGTCAAAATATCGGCTGTATGAATCCAGCTGAAGAGGTGCACCATGTTATTGAGCTGACGCCTGATAACATAAAGGATTATAGAGTCGCGTTAAACATTGACAACCTAAAGAGCCTTTGCAAAGATTGTCACTTTGCCGAGCATAGAAATAAACTACACGCAAATGAAAGAGTCGATAAGATACTCACGAATGGATATTACTACGACAATGGTGTCATGAAGTTCACAAAGGTTTACATAGTGTCAGGTGCACCAGCGGCAGGCAAGAGCACATATATTAACAAACACAAAGAACCAGGAGATCTGCTTATAGATTTAGATAAAATTAAAGATGCACTAGGGCAACCGCGAGAAAGCAAGTACAGCAACCTCACAGGTCTAGCATTAAATCTAAGAGAATATCTTTATGGATTGGTAGCAGATAGAGACTCGTTGATAGACTGTAAGCATGTATGGATTGCAGCAACACTTCCAAATAAATTCGAGCGTGAATCATTAGCAAAGAGGTTAGATGCGGAAGTAATTCAGTTAGAAGTTAGCAAGGCAGAATGCCACAAGCGAGTTGCAAATGATAACAAACGCATGGATAAAGATTACGAACACAAGATGGTTGATAAATACTTTAAAAAACTAACAGAACAGAACACATAACCCCCCCCTTCAAAAAATAAGGG